GATCAGTCCCGCGTAGAGACCAGACAGCGCGGTCAGTTCCGCGGCCTCTTCGAAGTCAGTCTTGCTCATGGCGGATTCCTTTCGGGTCGTGGTGCCTTGAGCCCATCGTGGCGGCGGTGTCAGCGGAGACAGGCCAGGCCCGGGAAACCGGGCCTGGCCGCGAACGTGATGCTTGGGAGCGGGCTACTCCGCTGCCGTCTCCGGCTCCGGCGCTGCTTCCGGCTCCGGCGCTGCTTCCGGCTCCGCTGCCGTCTCCGGCTCCGGCTCCGGGTCGTTCTTCCCTGCGGCCGTCACGACACCGGCCTCGAGCAGGCGCGCGGCCCGCTCGGCGTCCGCGACGATGCTCTTTCCGACTGCGACGACCTCGCCGGTGTCGGCGTCGATGAACTCGGAGATCACACGGAACTTGGTCTTTGCCACGGGACACCCCTCTCTTCATGGAGTCGGGGCCGGAGACCCGCGTAAGGTCTCCGGCCCCGCACGGTGACTAGGCGCTGACGAGGTCCAGGCCGACGAACGGAGACACGGTCGTGACGCCGTCCTCCAGCACGAGCGGGCCCGTGAGCCAGCCCTTGCCGTCGACGGAGCGGTTGATCTTGACGATCATCCGGTCCCGCTTGAACAGCGCATGCTGCGAGGCGGAGATCAGCGGCTGCATCCCCTCCTTGATGAGGTAGTACGAGAAGTCGCACAGGATGAGGTCACCCTTGGTGCCCTTCGCGCCGACCTTGCCGGTGTAGATGACCGGGATACCGTCGAGCGTGTCTGCCACGCCCTTGGTCGGGTCGCCGGTCCAGTACACGCGGTTGCCGGCCTTGTCCTTGATGTCGCGCAGCGCCGGGTACAGGCCCTGGCTGGCGACGAACACGGCGCGGTCGCGGCACTCGGGGTGCAGGGCCGTGCCCATCGCGAGCACGTCCTCCCACAGGACCGTTCCGGCCGTCTGGCGGTGGATGTAGATCATGCCGAGACAGTTGCGGACGCCTTCGGGAGCGGCCGCGGCGCTGGGACCGGAGAGGAACTTGAAGTCCTCGCTGTTGACCAGCGCGTTGCCGAGCAGGCGCTCGACCAGGCCCGAAGCGGAACCGGCGTTGCGGAAGAACTTGTTGGTCTCGGTGACCATCGCGCGGACGCTCTTGGCCTGCACGGTGACCATCGAGGTCTTCGGCTCGGTGGACGACGCATCGGCGTCGGCCTCCTCGTCCTCCCAGTAGACCTCGACGCCGCCGAACATGTTGCCGGCGCCCGTCTGGTTCAGCGCGCGCATCTGGAGCGGGGCGTCCGGCATGTCCCCGCCCGCGATGATGGCCGCGCCGTGGTTGCGCACGATCGGCGTCACGGTCGGGGCCTCGAGGATGCGATCGAGGAACAGCGTCGGCAGCGGGAATCCGCCGACCTCGGGAGCGCCGGTCGTCGAGACCTCGTTGCGGAACTCGAGACCGCGTGCGGCGACCTCGCTGGGGTTGAAGCACACGTCGGCGATGAACTCTCCGACGTTCTTGTAGCCGTAGGTCTCCTCCGGGCCGTACTTGCCGGCGATGACCGGGCGGATGCCGCCGAACACCTTCGCGCCCGGCGTGAGCTTCGCCAGGGGCTCGAGCTCGGCCACGAGCGCGTCCGCGTCGACCTCGCCGGTCGCGGCGGCATCGTACTCCGCCTTGGCGTCCTTGAACGCCTGGTACTCGGACAGGTCCTGGAGCTTCGAGCCTTCGGGCACGGTGGCGCTCTCAAACGCCGCCCGGGCCTGCTCCTGGGCCTGGTACTTCGCGGCAGCTTCCGCCTTTGCGGCGGTCCGCTGAGCGCGAGCCATGCGCAGCTTGTCAGGCATGCTACGTTCTCCTTCCAGAGATCCGGGCGACGCTACAGCAGCGCCGCTACTTCGCTACCTACAGTGCGAGACGTGTCAGCCGATCCCTCGGCGGCGCCTTCCTCGGGGCCTTCCGGGTCGTCCGGCTCATACGTCGGGTCCACGGAGGCGATGACCGACTGGACCTTGACCTCGGCCTGGTCGATGAGATCGAGAGCGTCCTTGAGCGTCTGCTCATTGCCGGCGGACAGCACCCGACCGTCAGCGAGCACATCGGGCTTCGAGAAGCCGAACGCGGCGATCGCGGACGCGAACGGGACGCTGCCCTGGTGCGCGAGAGCGGCCGCCTCGAGCCCGGTCACGATCTCGTCGGCGAATCCCCAGTCGATGAGCTCCTGCGGGTCGAGCAGCGTCTCAGCGACCAGCGCGGCCTGCAGCTCCTCGACCGTCTTGGTGCAGCGCAGCATGTACGTGGTGACCATGCCGGCGCCGACCTTGTCGAGCCAGTCGGCGAGGTCGCGGAAGTCTGCCGAGTTGCCGCACGCCATGGTCCACGGCTGGTGGATGAGCGCGGTGGCGTTGTCCCAGACCTGCACCGTGTCGCACGAAAACGCGATGACGGTCGCGATGGACGCGGTCTGCGCCTCGATGATCGCGGTCGTGTGCGCGGCATGCGCTCGCAGCGCGTTCGCGATCGCGATACCGTCAGTGACGCTGCCGCCGGGAGAGCTCACGTGCAGCACGATCTCGTCGGTGGTGATGGCCGCGATCTGCTGGCAGAGCACCTTGGCGGACAGGCTGTCGTCCCACCAGTCCTCACCGATGACGTCATAGATCCAGATCTCGGTCACGGTGCCGCCCAGCGCCTGCGCCTTCGGCTTGACCTCGTACCAGGCGCCCTGCGCACGCGGGAACTTCATGAGGGCCTTCGGCTTCATTTCGTGCTCCTATCTCCGCCGCGGATGGCTTCCGCGAGCAGCGCGGATCCGGCGTCGAGTTCCCCGGCGGGCGGCTCCACGACCGGCTTGACGTGCTCGGGCGCATAGCCGAGCGGGTAGCCGTTGCCAGCGACCCATGGCAGGTTCGCGGGGTTCTTCGGGTCGTTCACATCACCGATCGGGGGCAGTTGCCGGCTCTGGCGCCGCTCGTTGGTGACGGTGGTGCCTGACTGCATGTCCATGAGGTCGGCGCGGGCCTGAGACTCGGGCTCGGGCCGCAGTAGCTCCGTCATGTCGAAGCGCAGGAAGGCGTTCGCCCACATCGGCTCGCTGCGCACGAGCTGCGTGTTCAGGAACTCCTCGATGAGCGTGATCTTCGGGCCGACGCCGTCTGTGTAGAACGACCGGCGCCACTCGACCGCGCTCGCGTAGGTGGCCGGCTGCCCGCTCGTAGCGAATCCGAGAAGGGACGGCTGCACCGAGTAGCAGGCGCACACGTCCTCGCGTGCAGACTGGCGGACGGTGATGAGGCCAATGTCGACGGCGGACAGGCCGGTGAGCGGCTTAACGTCGCTGTCCGGTCCGAGAATCGCGTACTGCTTGCCATTCGGGCCGGAGTACAGCGAGTCGAGCATCTCGCGGGTGGCTGCGACCGTCTCCGTGTCCTTCAGGTTGATCTTGGTCGTGAACACGGACTTGGCTGAGAAGCCGTGCGCGAGCGCCTCGTCCTGCCAGTCCATTGCGTGGTCCTCGATACCGATGGACCTACGCAGAGGCTCGATCGGCGATGTGCCATGCCCGACGAGCTCCATGTAGAGGCAGTCCTCCGGCGCCAGCACGTAGAACTGGCCGTCGAGCATGACCTGGAACGCCTGGTAGCCGCGGATGTCCCAGATCGGGATGACGCACCACCACGGGATCGGCCAGCACTCGACCGGCGGCGCACCGGGAGATGGCCGCAGCTTCCAGGCGAGACACTTGCCGTGGACGAGCAGGTCGAATCCGAGTCGCTCCTTGAACTCCCACTGGGAGTGGCCCTTCCACGGTTCGACCATGAGGTTGGCGAGCGAGAGCACGGGGGTGACTGCGAGCTCGCCGCGAGAGGCGATCGGACGCGCCCGGACGCGCTGCCGCGAGTCGCCATCGTCGCCGAACTCGTACGCCTTGATCGGCAGGCGGCAGATGCCTTCGAGCAGCCGGTTCACGACCGCGTTCACTCCCGGCTGCTTGGCGTAGATGGCCTCATACGCCATCGTCGAGTAGCGGTCGTAGAACTTGCCGGGGAGCCCCTGCGAGCCCCACCGCTGGTAGCCCGGCGTGATACTGCGAACGGACGTCGGCAGGCCCTTGCTCAGGAGAACGGTCACTGAGACTCACCCGGCCCTACGACCTGGATCCAGTCGACGTTGACGCGAGGGATGGCCTGCTCACCGTCGACCGGCGTGAAGTCCTTCGCCCCGGCCGGGGCCGCGGACGCGTGGATGACCACGACCACGTCCGCATAGACGCCGTACAGGACGCCCCTGATCGACGTGCCGCCCTTCAGCTGCACGACGACGTTCGGACATGACTTGCGCGCGAGGAATGAGCGGAATCTGTTCATGCCTCGATGGTGCGGGACGTGTCAGCGGACTCCGCGTCAGACGAGGATCTGCGGCCCCGCGGCGTTCTCCTGGTACTCGGATTCCGCGATGGTGCAGCCGATCGCGAGCGCGACCGCGGCGTCGATCTTCTGCGAGTCGGTCTGCTTGTCGAGGCGCGGACCATAGGCCGTCTCTTTCAGCGCGCCGTTGAGCACGTGCTCGCGAAGTCCCGCAGCACCGCCATGGCGGAACCGACCGGCGCCCACGAGCGCGGTGAGCACGTCGAGCGCCTTCGCCATGCGCATCGGGTTCTGCGGATACTCCTCGACCTCGACGCCGAACTCGGAGACGAGCCGCATCATCTCGAGGACGAAGTAGTTCGGGTCGCAGACCATGCGCTCGACGTAGTAGTCGTTGATGATCTGAACCGTCCGGCCCATGACCGCTTCCCGGTCGATCGGCGCCCCGTCCTCCGACGCAAATATCCAGCACAGCACGTTGTGAAAGCCGTCGGCGTCGACCTGGTCCAACACGAGCGCCGTCGTGTCACGGCGAAATGACGCGTCGGCGGCAAGTACGCTCGGACGCTTCGAGTCGATGACCGGGATCTGGCGCATGGCGTCCCAGGACTTCGCGCTGAACGCCCGCTTCACTCCGCGCGCGGGGAAACGGTTGAGGTGATACCGCTCGAAGCTGGTGAAGCGCAGCTTCTCAAACTGCTTGCGCAGCATCTCGTCGGTGATCCACGATGCCGGGTTCGCCGCGCGCCACACCTTCGGGTCGCGTCCGTCCGCGCTGTCGGGAGCGCCCACCCAGTAGACGTAGGTGTTCGGGTCCTTCGTCCACTGCACGGTCCCGTCGCCGCCATGGAGCATCTCCCACAGCACGCCGCGACGCTCCGGGCCCGCAGTCGTGATCGCGATCAGGAGCGGCTCCTCGCGCGCTACCATGCCCGACTGCATGGCCTCGATGAGCGCATGTGACTTGTGGACGTGGACCTCGTCGACCGCGCAGAACGACGGGTGGAATCCCTGCGCGGAATCGGCGTCGGCAGGGAGCGCCTTGAACACGCAGCCCGTCTCCTTGACCCATATCTCGCGCTTGTAGATGTCGCACGCAGCGGCGAGACGAGGGTTGGCCTGGATCATCCTCTTCACGGTGTTGAAGACGATGTTCGCCTGCCGCTCGTTGGACGCGACAACGTACGCCTCGCCCTCCTGCACGCGCTCGACGAACAGGTGGTACATGACCATGAGCGAGAGGACCTCGGACTTGCCCTCCCATCGGGGCAGCCCGATCAGCGCCTGCGTGTAGCGGCGCTTGCCTGTGCGATCGACGTTGCCGTAGATCGGCAGGATGATCTTCTCCCACTGCCAGTCCTCGAGGACGAACGGCAGCCCGGCCCAGCGATCCTTCTTGTGGACGACGAACTTCTCGCCGAAGTCACGGACGCGCTGCGCGTACATGAGGCCGGTCTTCGAGTAGCGCGCCATCAGACCCTGACCTGGATCCCGAGTTCCGCGTCGATGCCGGCAAGGAGTGAGGCGCCGGCGAGTTTGATGAGCCCGAGCCGCAAACGTGCGACCGGCGTGAGCCCCAGTGTCTCGGCCAGGCGGAGGTAGCTCGCGGCCTCGTCCTTCTCGAGCCTAAGCATGGGGTTGAGCATCGGTCCACGAAGCCCGGCGACCATCAGTCCGTGCTTCTCGATATGCGCCTGGGCCTGCCGGTGACGGTAGGCGGCGGTGACCATCATCTCGAGCAGCGGCAAATCCGACTCGTGCAGGGTACGGAGCGCGCGGAGTTCGTCGACAGCGATGCGCCAGAGGATGTGGGCGGCCTCGGGCAGCCCCTCGGGCGGCAGGAGCGCCTGCTGCTCCGGGGTCACGGCCACGGCGAGGCCCTCGGGCGGCTTCACAGCCTCCGAGCGGTGCGACGTGCCGCGCAGGGCGGCAGTCGGGTCGCTTGGGCGGCCCTTAGCCATCGGCGAGGACGGCCTTGCCGCCGGTGGCCTGCTCCCAGCGGCGCACGGTGACGTCGCAGTAGCCGGCGTCCAGCTCGATCCCATAGCAGGTGCGGCCCTGGCGCTCGCATGCGATGAGCGTCGAGCCGGATCCGAGGAACGGGTCGTAGACGACGTCGCCCCTCTTCGTGCTGTTGACGAGCAGGCGCGCCAGGAGCGCGACGGGCTTCATGGTCGGATGGTCGTCCGATCGCTGCGGCCGGTCCTCGCGGATGATGGTCGTGGCGGAGTAGAGCGCCTCGAGGTGCGCGACGAGCGCGGCCTTGTCCATCTCGGCGAAGTTCGGCTGCTCGTCGGCGATGATCGCGGTGCGCTTGCGGCCTCCGTACCAGGCGTGGCGCTTCGCGGGCTTCCACCCGTACAGGATCGGCTCGTGCTGGCTGTGGTAGTCGAGCATGCCGAGAACGAAGCGGTCCTTGACCCACACGAGGTTCTGGTGCAGGTGCCAGCCGCACTCTGCGAACGCCCTCTCGAACTCGGCGCGCTTCGCGTCGGAGTGGAACACGTAGATCGCACCACCGTCAGCGGTGAACTCCCGTGCGAGTCCAAGTGATTCGTAGATGAGGGCTTGCAGGTCGACGCTGTTGAGCGCGTCGTTCGCGATCGCCTTGTGGGAACCCGTGAACCGAGGGTTCATCTTCGCCTTGCCGTTCACGTAGTCCACTCCGTAGGGCGGGTCAGTGACGACGCAGTCGGCGATGCCTTCGCCGCCGAACAGGCGCGCGACCATGGCGGCGTCGGTGCTCGATCCGCACGCGACCCGGTGCTCCCCCAGCGCCCAGATGTCGCCAGGCTTCGAGATGGGGTCCGCCGGCGGATCCGGCACGGCGTCGTCCTCGTCGCCGGTCGTGAGCACGGGCAGGCCGTCGAATCCTAGCGCGTTGAGGTCCCATCCCTCGAGGTCGAGCTCGCCGAGAGTCGCCACGAGCATGTCGTCATCCCACGACGCCAGTTCGGCAGTGCGGTTGTCTGCCAGCGCGTATGCCTTCGCCTGGTCGGCCGTCCACTCGTCCGGGACCACGGTCACGGCGATCTCGGTCCAGCCGAGCACGCGCGCGGCCTCGAGGGTGCCGTTGCCAGCGATGACCATCATGTCCGGCATCACCACGAGCGGCCGGCGCTGCCCGAACTGCGACAACGACGCCTGGATGGCCTCGAGGTTGCGGCGGCCGTGCTTGCGGGCGTTGCGCGGGTCGAGCACGAGCGCGTCGGTCGGAACGGTCTTCACGGTCAGGCTCACCGGATAGCCTCCTCGAAGTAGCGGGCCAGCGCCGCGCGGATCGCGTCGCCCATCCCGATGCATCGCCAGTGGAATGGGGGACGCGCCTCGCGCCCGAGCCGCAGGAACACGGATGCCAGGGCCTGCGACTCAATGAGGGCGGAGGCGACCTGGGCGTCGGTGTCGGCGACGCGCTCGCCGGTCAGGAGCTCGAGCGCGTCCGACGGGAGCGCGATCGGATCCTGTGGCATCGATTCGTAGTGCCGGAGGCGCTCGCGATAGGCCGAGTCGCGGCACGTCCTGGGGCGCGCACAATAGCGACGCCGGCGGCCCGTCGAGGGCTGCGGCGGAAGCGGCTCATTGCAGTATTCGCAGCGCGGATTGTCCATGCCCTGACGGTAGGGCGGACGTCAGCCGTTTCGTCGTACACGCGATGGCGAAACGTCGCGCACCGTGCTCTCGATTTCGTATTTCCGCGGGGACTTCTCGCCTCGGGCATGCAGGGTCGGCGTCTTGAGCGTCTAAAGAATCGACGCCCCCTACCCCTGCGGCACGCGTTCGGTGGAGATGAGCACGCGGCCTCCGCACTTCGGGCACTCCATGTACGCGCGTGGTGCGTCGTCCGGGCCTCCCAGCGACAGCCGCCAGCCGTCGCCGTGCCCTGTCCTCATGCCGTGCAGCAGCGCGTAGACGAGCGCGATCGTCCACCTGTAGCCGTGCGTCTTGATGCGCAGTCCACGCCGCGCCAGTTCGCGGTCGATTGCGGCGAGGCGTTGCTCTTCGTCGGTCACGAGTCCGCCCTCTCTCGTCTGTCCTGTGCCGTCTTCGAGTGGTGACACGGCAGGCATCGGACGCGCATGCCGGCCACGTCCGTGCTCCCGTGCTCGTGATCGCATTCCCAGCGTACGCCGTCCGGGTGCAGCTTGCCCCTGAGCGCCACGCCACACGCCTCGCACTTGCCGCCTGCCAGCAGGTAGCGCCGTGCCCGGTTCGCTCGATACTCGGGCGTGCTGTACTCGGCGCGATGAGGCTGCCGTGACAGGCGCTCAGCCTCGGTCTGAGGACGCGTGCCGTAGACGGGCGCGCATCTGGGGCAGTACGCGGCGCCGTCCTCGGTGCGTCTGCCACAGTGCCCGCATGACGACGCGAACAGCGCGCGCCTACCCGGCCTCGGCATCATTCACCGCCCGTCGCTCGTACGCATACCGGGACCGGCAGATGCTGAGCGCCGCGTCTAGGATCCCATCGCTGTAGCCGCCGATGACCCGGAACGTCGTGGACGCTCTGTCGTATCCCTGCGCTTGTTCAGGACCGCCGACGTGCACGTACCGGACGCCGTCGATGGTGACCATCCCGCGACGGGGATCTCCGCCCAGATCACGCGAGTCTCGGGCGAGGTCGTACACCTCATCGCGATACCTCCTATGCGTTCCGATCAGCAAGACGGTGTGCTCACTCATGCTCGCTCACCGCCCGTCGCGCCCTGGACACGCGCTGCTGTGCGACCCACTGCTGCTTTCGCGCTTCGTACGCGTCCGCGGCGTCATTCAGGTGCTGGATCAGCAGCGCCTTGTGGCAGACGACGCACAGTCCCGTGTCGCGCACCGTCGCCGGTCGCTTGCTGCATGACGGGCAGAGTGTGAGCTCGCCGTGAGCATCAGCGATGACGTTGCGTGCGACCGTGGCCATGTCGATGCGCCCGGTCCTGACCAGGTCCGCAGCCTTGCCAGCGTCGCCGATGCGCATGGACGCCGGCAGGGCCATGCGCCGGCCCGCGTACGACCCCTTGCGCCGAAGCGAGAGGCGAAGGTCGTACGCCTTGTGGTAGATCGCTCCCAACGTGAGAGGCGCTACCCCGGGCCGCGTGATGGCGCGATTCTCGTTGAGGATGAACAGCAGCGCCTTGGCGCCGAGCCGTCCGTTGGCGCGCAAAACCTTGATCTCGCCCATCGTCCAGCCGTGCGGTTTTCCCTGTTCGGTTTTCCCCTTCGACTTCACGACTTCCCCTTGTCGTCGTTCATCGCTTCGAGAGCCGCGAGCATGGACGTGTGGCGCGCCCATTCGTCGTACAGCTCGCATGTCGCGGACGCGGTCGAGGCGCTGA